AACTCATGGCGCTGTCGTATCCTTGACTTTTTTCCTATGATATATTTAGCACTAAGCCCAAGCAATACTTATAACTTCTGTGGATACCGCCCATTTAATTGTTTGCACTGTTCCTGATCTTACAGTCGAATAACTAAAACGATTGGTCGCTGTGAATGGTTGTATAGACCAAGATTCTCCCCCAGGGACATCGTGCTTGATAATCGTTAACATACTGGAAAGAACTGTAGTTGCTCCTGCGGGACCACAAAATACAACACTTTCTATTTTTCCTGAGTAAACTACTCCAGAAGGATTGACTCCAAGAAAATGACCGGTGATAAAATTAACTGTATTATTCTGAATAATAATTTGAGTCCCAACATCATCTAATTCTAGGGTTGCAGTATTTACTCCTCTCAGAATATAATTTGTTGTTTTGCTATCTTGAAAAAATGCATTCTTCATCTCAATTGAATTGAGAGACATCGCATTATGCCCCTCATCAATATGAACTGTTTCGTCTACAGAATATCCACCAAGGGATTCAAATTTTTGTATGTTTGTCGGCATTTTATTTAATTTCCTGAATTAATACGGTTACATTAATAATATCAGCAACAGTGTGATCATCAGTTAATTCTATTGTAATTCTAGTTTCAGAAGATGCAGTAAAATCAAATGTTGCTGTATACTGATCTGCTGAAGTATTTAACGATCCATATTCATTATGAAAAATATCCACACCATTATCTATAACTGAATACTCGGTCATAGATTTTTTCCCGGAGTCTGATTTAGACATAACGGTTACTTTACATCCAGTTGAACTACTTGGATATAAAACTACAGATGAAGATTCTAATCCACCTTTATCTAATGTAAAAGTTGCTGTTCTTAGTTTATAATCAGCAAGTTCAAATTCTTTTAGTTCACCGTCAAAAATTTTAACACCATTAAAAGATCCTGTTCCAAATGTTGTATTGAGATATACATCACCTTGATTATCTAATCTTAATACAGGATCAACATTTAAACCAGATGACAATCCAAGATCTAAGTATTGTTTTGTTGTGCTAATAAATGTAGAATTTACATCAGTGTTATCAATAGTGGTTGCATTAGAACTTAAAGTTAATGTTTGAGTATCAAGAGAAAGACTAGTACCACCAGATGTTGTTATAGTATCAATATTGGTAAAGTCAAGAACAGTTTCTGTTAGTTGTAATGTGTTCGAGTTATTGTTGTAAAAATAAAGAATATTTTCATTTGCTGCAGGAGAAGTTTCGGGAATAATATACGTATTTCCATCAACGTCCCTAACTCCACCAAGAGAAGACCAGTTGGCACCACTATATCCTTCAAACTGAAGATTGTCAGTATTAAATCTGATAGAACCAGGTCCAGCAGGTGCAATAGATTTTTGATTGTCGTTTCCAGCAGGAATTCTGAAGTGTGTTACAGAATTTACAATTACTTGTTTACCTGCGTTTGGTTGGATAATTAAATCTTGTACTTGAGTTGAAATTGTATTGTCATCTAATTTTAATTCTTGTCCGATAATTATAGGACAATCTTTATTAGGACCTACTCTAATTTCATCTACTTCATTAAAAATTAGTTCCGATACTGCTGTTTGAGAAAATGTTAGTTGTGCGCTTCCACTATTAGCGACACCCGATAAATGAATTGGTTCTGTTCCTTGACCACCCGTTGTTCCTGAAGATGTTACCTCATATAAATTGTTTCTGTACTTAATGTAAGATCCAATTACAACTGGAGTATTTGATGTAAAATTATTAAAACTTGGAATACCTAATTTTGGGGAAGATAATGTTTTTACTGCTTGGAATTGTAATTGATCTGTTGTTAACTTTAGGGTATTAGAATTGTCATTATAGAACCACAATGTATTGTCATTTGCTCCAGCAGTAAGTTCTGCTAAAATATAAGTATTGCCATCAATATCTCTAACACCACCTAAAGAAGACCAAGAAGATGTGGAAGCACTATAACCTTCATACTGACTATTGTCTGTATTGAATCGTATAGCACCATTTTCAGCAACACCGGATCCAGGTCTACCTGATGTATCCCCAACAGGAACTACTAGAGCAGATAAAGAATCAATTTTTGTAACTTTGTTGGATGCTGGTTTTAAAACAAGATTATTTCCAGAAGTGGATATAATTTCATTGTTTCTTATTGTAATTTTATCATTAACATTTAAATCTGATAATATTTTTACATCACCAGAAGTTTCAATATTTCCAGAAGAACTTTCAATTGAGAATAAATTACCAACGTTAAAGAATACTGAAGTTATATCAACATCATATCCAGAAGAATTAATTGCAAAATTACTAGAAGAATTGATTGTGTTAATACTTGCAACAGAACCAGCAATATTAGGAGCAGTTAAAAGAGTAGGAACGGTTAGTGTACCAACTTCACCTGTAGTTACTGAAATCTCATTACTTGTTAGTTTTTTGTTATCAATACTAATAGAAACTATATTTGATGATTCAACATCTGATAGCGTAATAGTAAATCCTGATCCAAAAACTTTTGGGTTGTTTAAGTCTATGGTTATTTGTGCTTCATTATTATCATCTCCACCCATGTCTGGGTGGACTGCACAATAATAATATAAAGGCGAAGGTGTAGATGCAGTTGGCGTAATTTGACTATATCCAGATTCGTATACTACGTTATCTGTATAAGCATATCCAGAAAAATCTAGATCAGCAGAACCAGATGAATCTGGAACTTTTGTTAAAGTAATATTAAATGAGTCAACAATACTTTCTACAAGTGTATCCGAACCAATAGTTCCAGCACCTTGTCCTCCACTTGCAGTACTAGTAACAATCATACCAACAAGAATTCCTGTTGTGCTCGTGAGAGTTACTGTTGTACTATTAGTATCTAAAGTTGTTGACATTCCAGTAATACTACTGGGTGTGTGAGTTCCGTCTCTAAATTGGGAAAATCTAAATGGGTGCGATGTATTTTGGGGATTGTTAAATTTGTAAGTGCTTCCAGCATAAAATACAAAATCTGGATGATATTGAACTCCTGATCCACTATCGACAAAATATTCATTTCTACCGCTAAAAGTGTTGACAGTATATACAGTTGCTGGAACTCCAACTTTTGCAACTGTGCTAGCATCATTAATATTACCTGTATCTGCACATACCAAAGACGTGATATTTCCAATAGCAGATCTAATCGCCAAAACTTCAGCCGCGGATCCATCATCAGAAACACCACTTACAGTAATTTCTACATTATCTGCAGGAGTTGATCCACCAACAGAAGCACCCAGAAATGTAATTACTTCATCTTGGGCATATCCCACGCCACCCGCAGTTATTGTAGCTGAAGAAATATCACCACTAAATCCTCTTTCTATACTAAACACAGCATTAACACCAGAACCAGATGTTGTTCCTGTTAAATTTGCGTAAGTATTATTTGCTTCTGCGGCAATAGTTGTTTGTGTTGTAATGGAAGTGGATTGAATAACTCCACCTGGAATATACAAAGAATCACCAACTGATATGAAAGAAGTAGGAACAGTCCCATTAAAAGTAATAGTTGCAGTTGCGGAAACACTTACTTGATATTCTACTGGTTGAACTAAATCAAATGACGATACTGTAAGTGTATCACCTTTAGCATATCCACTACCACCATTAGATACTCCTACTGTATCTACTGCTCCAACTTTATCAATAAGAAAAGCGAAAGATGTGCTAGGTGATCCATATGCTGGAGAAAAGTTTAAAACTGCTGATCCACTAGTATCTGGATTTCCCGATAATGTAATTGTTGTTCCATTTTTTTCAAAGACTGTTATACTTCCGCCAAGACCACCAATTAAAACACCAGATCCAGAAACTTGTGTTACAACATAATTAACTTGAATTGCATCTGCTTGAGATTGCGTTACAGTAATATCTGTAGTTGCATTATCCAAAGTACATGATACACCAAGAACTGCTCCTGGCAAAGTTAACGTATCATTTACAAGATATCCAGTTCCTTTTTCTGAAAATTGAAATGATGATTCGTCAACTGTGCCGGGATTACTAGTAATAGTAAAACTAAATCCCCCACCGGATCCTCCAAGATCTGCATTACTGACAGAAAGAATATCTCCATTTTGATATCCTACACCAGAATTTGAAATAGTAACTCCAGTTACTTCACCCGCATTTACATTACAACCAAATGTTGCTCCCGATCCGTTTCCCCCAGTAAATGGAACATCACTATAGAGACCATCCGAGTATGAAGATCCTGCATTTGTAACATCACCTTCAATATCAATAACTTGAAAATTTATAGTTGCTCCAATTCCATTTCCACCAGATACTGGAATTGCCGCATATGAACCCGGAATAAAACCTGTTCCATAGTTAGTGATAGATCCCGTAAATGATTCAATTGAGATGTTGATTAATCCATTAATTCCAGAACCGCCAATAACAGAAACATTGGAATACGTTCCCGGATCGTAATTGTCTCCGCTATTATTGATAGTTATAAATGAACTTGATATTTCATTCTTAACAAAATTAACATCGTTAAAAAATTTGTTATCTTGATTGTTAAAAGTAGCAATAAGTTTGGTGTTTGAAATTACACCAATTGTTTTTGATTCTGGTCTAAAAAAACCAGTATCGTCATCATTTGTAAAAGCCAAAGACGGAACTGTTTTAGTACCATCTCCTAGTTTTAAATTGCCCGTAGCAAGATCACTGCCACCAGCAGTAACATTAAAAATTTGAGAACCAATTTCATTAATTTTGACCCTTTGTTTTTCAAAGGTATCAGTTCTAGCGACATTAATTGCTGGCATTTTTTATTAACTCTCTAAGTAGGAATTTAATTTCAGAGACTTCATCCTTCAACATATTTATGTCGTCCAACGCGGAATTCAGCTGTCGCTGCTTGCGTCTTGCTTGGATAGCAGAATCGCTGTGATTGACTATGGCACCTGAGGTCTCGTCTCTGACAAGACCATCATGCCCTTTGACTTTAATATAACCCATACGCGGAAATTAGAATGCAGCAACTGCACGAATATCTTGAATCTTCGGAACATATGCAGGATCATTTCCTTTCATAACAATTTTAATTGCAAATGACGAGAACTCTGGGAGATCTGCTACGCTGTAAGTAATATCCTGATAAGATTCTTGCTTCTCAATTATACTCGAAATGCTATTTTCAGGAGTAGCAATTTCTAGAGAATCAGGTTGACCGGTGCCATTGAAGTATTCCCAATCAATATCCTCAAAGTTTTCATTGCTAGATGCTTTTTTGAATTTGTATAAAACTTCGATATCAGAAAGATCTCTGGCATTTAAAGTTAAATGTATATCAATCGCAGTAGCTGGATTTGTGATAGAAACTTCTTTTGTAATATACTTAGCAACAGAAGAACTATTCTTAGAAGTAAGTTCAGAAACAAATTCAGAACCATTGCTATATGTCATAGTGCCAACTTCCAAGAAGAAGGCTTCATCAGCAGGTTGGTTCGGATATGATACAATATCACCTACACGGAAAATATCAGAAACTTGATCAACTAACTGTGCTTTTCTAGCATATGCATCACTATCTCGAATCCTTCCATTAAAATCACCGGCAATAGGTTGAGTGTCAGTTCTTAATGTCAATTCTTGTGTTCTATCATTCCAAATTACTGCTTTACCAGTAATAACATTATCATAAGTTTCTGTTGGTGTAGCTGGATTTCTTGCTGTAATTGTAGAAGCATCAGGAATTTCCTGGAAGTTTTGAATTGGATTTGTATCGACAATTGCCAATGGAACTTCTACTCCATTTACAGTTTCAACCAAAGTTGGTTGATTGCCTAAAGTAATTCTTTCTCCTTTCTGGAAGAACTGTGAAGTCTTAAGTTTTACCCAAACTGTAGATCCAGAAACTTTTGCAATCTTACCAACTGCTTTAGAGTTATATCCCTCAATTGCTTGATCATTCTGAACAGTCACTCCAGTGATATTGGAAATATTAAATGAGTAGATGGGATAAAATTCAATGATTTGATCTTTTCTTCCATAGCGATCCTCTTGTCCATATGCTTTATCTATCCTATTAGTGGATGTTTTTACACTAGAAGTTGATAGATCCACAACAGGAGAAAGGTGTGATACTGTAGAAGATAGTTGTAATTTATATGACAGAGAATTGGTTAGATTATTTAATATTTCATTAATATTTGAAGAAATGAATTTTTGATTAGCGAAGTAATGAGGTTCATTCAAGAAAGTTTTTTCGTAATCAGATTGATCATATGAATCATAATTAATTTTGGAAGCATCTACTGCAATAACATTCGTAGTTTTTACCATAGATTCTATCTTAGTTCCCGTAAAAGATAGATATTGCATCTGTGGATATAAAGTTTCATATTTTCTGTTATAAGAAGAATAAACTTTATCTCCACCACCTATAATATTTCCAGAAGCAGCAATAGATGATGTAATGTCATACGTATCAACTCCGCTATTAGAAATCTGGAACAACGTGTTATTTAAAACATCTGATGTTATACCACCAGTTTCTAGTGCTGTTCTATAGAAAACATAAGAATCTCCAAGAGTTTCAAATCCGTGATCTCTGTGATTAACACGTACAATACTGTTATTGTTTCTAAACAACAACGAAGTTGCATTTGTGTTTGCTGTAGCACTGGTTTGGAATGGATTCTTCTGTAGAAGTTCGTATCCCAAATCTTCATTTGTAAGAATTAACTCTGCAGTTCTTGTAATATCAAACTCTGCTCTATACATTTTGAACTTGATATCTTCATAATTATCTTCTGTCCAATTCTCAGTATTCTGAGATCTATAAACAGAACCAAGTGAAGGTTGTGTAGTGATAACTGTGCTTGTAGCAATATCTGTTTCACCAAGTCGCGACACCCACAGTTCGTAATCAGTTGAATCTGTTTCAACAGCAAGAGCATATTCGGTATCATTCTGTAGATATACAGGATAATCAAAAGCAAAGTGTGTTGGTATTGTGGAGTCTGTGATCTCTTCAGAATCAATTGCTACACCCATTCTAACTGCTGGGGTGTTAATCTCTATCTCTGTCTCAATAACACACCCTCCAGCGCCATTTCCGACGCCTCTGACGACTACTGATGGTGGTTCTGTATATCCAAAACCAGGTAGAGAAATTTCTGTGTTGTAAATTTTACCACCAGAAACTTCTACTCGTGCAGTTGCAACCGATCCACCAGAAAGTTGTGGACTTTCAATTGTGATAATTGCGCTATCATAATTTAATCCGGGATTCAAGATTTTAACAGCAGAAACTTTTCCACTATCTTTTGCAATAGTTAATACCGAATTTGTTCCTTGTGTGTTATTTGATAACGTTACTGATGGTATGATCAGATTTTCATTTTGATTAAATGAACGACCATTGTGGTTATCTAAAACCATAGTGTAAACTTGTTCGTTTGTTAGTAAGTATCTTCCTGAAGACGAAGGAACTAGATCAACACCATTTTTGTCAATGATTTTAGAAAGAGGACCACTTGCGGCAGAAGTCGAACCAGTAATTGATTCTCCTTGAGTCAAGTAAACATTTCCGTTAGTGAAAATCTTAAGGAAAGTAAATGGAGATATAACTTTTTCTGTACCAGGAATAATATTTTTTCCTGGTTTATCAGAATCAACATTAGTAAGATAAACTTTGATTGGAATTCTATTACTCTTATTACTAAAGAATAAATCAACACCAGTAGTAAATACTCCACCATCATAGTTTTCAACTTTGAAAGTTTGTGCTAATGGATTAGGACGAACTGGATTATCAGTATTGCTATCTACAAACTGCACACCTTCATTTGCTTTAAAGAAAGATGGTTTTGTTGAAACAATTGTTCCTGGATTTTCTGGCAAAATACCAGTTGCATAATACTTAACTTCTGCATAAGTATCTACAGTAGATTTGTCTTCGTCTGTGGAACTAGATGTAAATCTAAATGTTTTGATACCCGCTGCAATTTTTACTTCTTCTCCAGAAGAATCGTATGAAATAGTATCTACATCTCCCGTCCAAGTTGTATTTTCTTCCGGTGGAAGTCCAGCAGGAATAATAATAATACCACTAGCATTTCCATCATCATCTGTAGTTACTGGTCCATTAAAAGCAGACGGTGAATTACCAGCAACCCCAGTAAATCTGAGATCTGGATTTACCCAACGACTAATGTTTCTACCTTCCAAAAAGACAGAAATAGTTGTATTTGGTTTTAGTCTTTTAACAACAAACTTAACTGGAATACTTCTAGCAAAAAATTGTAGAGCAGAAGATACGGCATTTCCTCTTACAGTTTTAGTTTGAACTCCTTTTGCAACATCATTATTTTTTGGACTGATGTTTGAAGAACTAGCAGTAGATGCTAGTTTTACTTTTGACTGAGCATCCTGACTATTAACATTGCCAAGAGAATTAATTGAAGAGAATGATGGTGATGAACCAACCCAGTTAATTACAAAAGAATTATACAAACTAGAAAAACTTTCTTTTACATTTTCTTTGGATAAGAAAATCTTGTATAGATCAGTATTAGTATCTACAATTAGTGGTTCTTCTGTGGTATCATACCATTGATCGATACTTGGAGAGAGCACAGAATCTCCAACATACTGGAGGACAACAAATGGATTTGGATTAAGAGTCTTTGATGCAAAACTATTACCGATAAATTCTAAACTAGAATATGGTAAAGTAACTACATTTCCAGATTTTTTATATCCAGAAACAACTCTTTGATCTTCTCTGGTATTTACTTCCTTGAGTATAAAAGAATCTTCTTTCGATTGTGGGCGCAAGACTGCTTGCTGAGAATCAATGGAACACTGGTAATCTAAAGAAGTTAAATTGCCAGTTCTATGCGATTCAAAATTGTCTACCAAGAAACCAGATTTAAATCTGTCAAATCCAATTTCATCCTTAACTTGCATATTAAGAGCTTGTTGCTCAAGAACACTAAGAGTGGTATAATACTCAAGTCTCTCAATACGCTTCTCCAATTTACCAATATCGCGCATTGTATAACGGCGATTATCAACTGGAGTAATTCTTACATCTTTACTATTTTGTGTAAACGCAGGAATGTATGCATAGAAAAGAGGAATTGCATCATCGATAAGATCTGGTTTGGATGGATTGAGTGAGGAATTTCCTTCCTTAACAATAAATTTACCATTCTTATTGAGGAATACACCATCAATTCTATCAAGATATTGTACTTGACTGAACGATAAAGTATATTCTAAATTGGTATCAGATGCGGGACTTGATGCAATAATAGCACCAGAACCAGCAAATGGACCAACTGTTCTTGATAAAGACGCTGTATCCTGGAAACCAGCAATAGTTGCAGTGGTATCTACTTTAGGTCTGAAATCTAAAATATTTTTAAGATTGACAATACCATAAACAGATGAATTGAACGATGGAATTTCATCTTCCGTCACACCAGCTTCATGAATATAACTATCAACTGTACAGAAATCTCCAACAGAATGCTCGAAGTAATCGAAAGCAATTAGAAGTTGTCCAGTAGTCTGTTCATATCCTGGTTTTAGAACTAATCTAGAAACATCATAAACAGTGTCTCTTTGACCATCATCAAATGTAAATCTATCTGTGACATCAGAACCAGAAATTAACTCTCCAGCAGAGTTTGCTTGGGGTGGTTGAGTAGCACTACCTTCATAAACATATCTAAGTTTGTACGCATCAGAATATGAAAGTGTTTCAACAACTTCATTATCATAATTAACACCCCTAAATGGAATTACTCTATCACCACTAGAAGTAATTACAATTCTTCTATTTTCTACAGAAGTTTTTAATCTTGGTTTTGCATTTTCTACTTCTAATGTAGCAGTCAGTTTTAACTTTGGATAAGTTCCATTTGATGGAATTGTTCCAAAATATGTTGTTGGTAATTGTAAACTAATACTTCCAGCAATAAGTCCACTGCTAGTATCAGTAGATGAACTAATTTCTACTGCATCCTTATCAATATAAACAATATCTCCAATGTTTACAACAGGAGAATCGCCGGGATCTAGAACAGTAATAATATAATTTTTTTCAGTAAAAGCAGCAAATCTTTGTGTGCCAAATGGCAACTGAGCAGCAAAGGTAATAATGCCACCACCAGTAGATGCAGTAGTTACAAAATCTCTGCGGAAGAAATACTTAATCTTAGTTTCCTCTGGTGTTGCAGCAATCTGCTTAATTTGATTGCTTCCAGTTGGATAAATTAAAGTTCCTTGGTTTGCACTATCTACTCTAGGACGCAAACGTACAATGCTAGTATTAACAACATCACCAGGAAGCATTGTATCCAAATAGATTCTGGTCTTAAATGCTCCTTGTTTTACTGTTGCATATTGGATAGTTGAACGTACTAAATTGTTATCTTCATCAGAGAACTGAATGATATCACCCTGCTGCAGTACATTACTAGCATCTGCATTGAAACTGGTAGATTCAATAAAATTATATCCTTTAGATCCAAAGAAAGTAAAATCAGTAATAGATTTAATTTCTGCAAATTCTGAATCATCAACTACAACATCTGCAGTAAATACGTTTTCTCCAGCAGATCCATACTTAGCAGAAACTGATTTTACATTTTGTGGAGTATATGTTGTTACTGCATTTCTAGTCAACACTGCTAAAATAACTGCACCTTGAGCGGGTGTTGCAGAACCATCAGGTTGTTTTACAGTTATTGACGGTGGTTGTGCATACTCTGTTGATAGAGCAGACTTATTTTTAACTTCTGCTCTATAGAAAGCACCGCTGTTTAATCTTGCTAGATCAACAACAGAGTTATCATACTCAACGCCATTAACTACAATATTTGAATTGTCTGCATATCCCAACCCAGGATTGGTTACAATAAAATGAGATACTGTATTATCTTTTGCAATTTTAACTACATTTCCACCTTCATCCTTAATAGATTCTCCTGACTGAAATCTACCAGATAGAGTTTTTATGAACAAAAGTTTTCCTACGGAATATACTCCAGAAGGACTACCTTCAACAACTCCATACGCTCCAGATTTTAAACCAAATACATATTTACCAATTCCAAATGCTCCTGCTGCAGGAATGGTATCTAATAAAATTTTGGTAAAAAATTCTGGATCAAAATAAGATAATCCAAATGTTGCATTGTAAGTTGTTGATCCATCAGATTGACGACCCTGTGATAAAATAATATCAGAGTCATTATTAAATCCTGATCCTGTTTTCTTAAGAGCAAAATTATTTGGTTTTGCTCTACCAATAACAGGTGTAATTGTTTCACTGTAATCTACAATAAAACCCAGTTCATTAGAGTCGGAAGATGCATCTGAATTAGCAATAAATATTTTTCTTTGGTAATTTGAGTCTCCTAAATCATACTCAAGAAATAATAAATCTAGATCATCTTTCTTACCAAGAATTGTTAATTCTAGAAATTTAACGGAGTCATTTGCATTAATTAATGGTTTGTTTACTTTTGCAAAAGCAAGTCCTTTTACGGATGAAACAGAAGTTGCAGCACCAGAATCATTTCTAGTTTTAATAAAATGAACTTCTCCAAGTAAAGTATCAAAGTTTGCATCTGTAATACTTGAAAGTGGTTGGGTAGTATTAGTTACTTCAACAACAATAGTTTTTACAGCATCATCAGAACCAAAAACTTTTCCTCTTCTATCTGTGGTTTGTCTATGATCAGTAGGAAGTTCCGAGTCTCCTAATCCCACAGACCCATCATTAAATGTGGAATATAAGTTAATGTATGGATATGCAGTAAGCTCTGCTCCTTCTTTGTTGAGGGGAACACTACCATATACATTAGTAATATTTAAAGTCGGCAAAGACTTAGTTTTTAATCTAATATTATCACTAGTAAGACTTGCTCTTGCCTTATTAATTTCTAGGTACTTAGTTTCTTTATTGACAATTTCATATCCTTTGATGTATGCTTTGCCTGCGCTGACACTAGCTAACATCTTTCTTGATGCTTCTCCCTCAGTTAGACCATTGTAAAGTCCAAACGCATCTGCTTTATAAAGTCCGCCGTTTCTATTTTTCTGTGCATATTCTCTGACATCAATATCAAAGTTGCCAACAACATAATCTCCACTCTCATCAAACGTTCTACGCGCAAGAGTTTGTTCAATTAAACTATAATTAGTTGGCGATACCTTTCTTTGTACTGCACCTCTTAACGTAGTGAGTAGTTGAATGAAATTTTTATCTGTAGTTTGATTTAATTCAAACTTAACCAATTTCAATGAAATTTTTAATCTATGTGCTCCTGGAGCAGTGTAATTAGAAGACCCGATAGAATTATCATAAAGACTAGCATCTTCCTCTGGAGTGATAATTTCTTCTTGAATTTTAAATCCTACTTTTGAAGAAGGACTATCATAGTAATCATCGATTACTAGAATTTCTTTATTGCATCTTACAAAATAACCATTTACAAAATAGATACCTTCTTCTACCTCCACAGCAGAAGCAAATCCCATTGCCGGACTTTCAATTGAAGTTATGTCTCCAGTATCTGGATTTGTAAGTTGAATACTGGTGGGAAGTACACTACCGTCAGTTCCAACAACCAATAATGGAGTATTGATACCATCAACAACTTCTAAGGTTTCTCCTTGACGAAATTTTGATTCATTGTTAGAATTGCCACTATTTAAATAATTTACATAAACAGTGTCAGCAGTAGTTTCTGTTGCTAACTTTGTTTCTAGAACAGTAGAAATTACTCCTGAATTTAATCCACGTAATTGTCTACCAATTAGTTGACTGATATCGTATTTTTTATATACAATATCACCATCTTCTTCAACAGCAACTTCTGACACAGAAGATAACTTAACGTAATCTAATTTTGTGTTAAGTCCGACTTCTCCAGGTACAACCAAGTCTCCTTGTTTGAAAGCATACTTACCAAAACTTTCAACCTGATTCTGGAGAATAGATTGTATTTGTGTTAATTCTCTGCTCTGGATAGAGTACCCAGGACGGAATAGAATTTTATAAAAATTCTTACTTGCGTCGAAGTCCTCGTAATAAGGATTTACATTAAGGTTTGTCTTCTGTGGCATCGTTTTCCGCCAAATACTAGCATTCTTTGTCCTTAGTATTTATAGAGATAAAAAAAATCCCCCGAGGTATCTCAGGGGATTTAAAGTTATTTACTTATGATCAGAATTCGATGACTAGTTTGATATCTTCAATCTGGTCAGGAGCACGAGTGATCAAACGACGGTTCTCTTGGTAGATAACATCGCCAGAGTTATTCTTAATTTCTGCGGCTGCTAAACCAGCAGTAAATGATACACCCAGAAGTGTGCTTGCATATGTTGTATCAACATTACCTGCAGCAGCGGAAAGAACACCAGAAATAGCATTAGAACCATTACTTTCAAATGCTTGGACTACACCTTGATCAACGTGTGCATCAACAGTTTGAATATACTTAAGAACACCTGCAGTAGAAGAACCACTGTCTAGAACCCAAGAAACAACAGTTCCTTTTGCAGTGCCACCAGTTACAGTCTGAGAAATTGTTTCATCAGGAATAAAATCTGCAGTTGCTCCAGTAATCTTAACTGCTTTTAATCCAGATAGTGTATCTTGAGTAGCAAAGGTGCTTGTGCCTGCGCGAACGGGATCCTTGATAATACCAATACGACGGAAGTCGTTATCAACAGGGAAGTCTCCAGAACCTTCTGAATAGGTAAGGCGAATGTTAGTCATTACACGCTTGCCATTCAACTCTAGTTCATGATCGAAACCATGACCACCTTCAGGAGGCATCACAACCTCAATAGCACCCGTTGCGTCTGCAGCGGTAGCAACTGCTGTGGTTAAACCAGCATCAGAGAAGAGGTTGCCGTTTCCTAGAAGGACATTGGCATAGGTGTAATCCTGACCTCTTGCTTGGACACTAGCAGATGTAATAGTGCCAGAACCATCGGTAGCAAACTCAATTACTCCTCCAGTTCCATCACCCTTGATGCTAGTAAATAGTGTTTGTGAAGCAGGTAGGTTAACACCACCATCTTCAATAAGAGCGACATCAATTGCTCCATCAACAGCAGCACCAGTAACAGCAGTACGGGTATTGTTGGCAGGAAGAACAATCGGCATGAAGTCCGAAGATAAGAATCTTAGAACATCATCAGTTGGCATGGTGTACATGTACTTCCAGATGTATCCTGCACCAGATGTTTCAGTATAAAGACCGGTGCCAGAAGCATAGTTGCCACCACTAGTTTTTGGTTCTTCAGTGGCATTTTGACCAGATGCATTAGCAACGTTTTCTCCGTTGTAGAGGCACTTAAAGACTTCGTAATCAGAATTCATTACGTAGAACTTAGCATCGGAAATGCTTGTTTGGTTTGTAGCAGTCTGCTTACCAACTTGTCCACCACCACCAGGGGTAGCAGAATAGTCTGGTTTCCACATGTCAAACTTAGGGTTGGCAACTTGATCCCAGTTATAACGACGGATAACTGTTCTCGCGAATGCATCAGTAATACGCTTGGCAGCAATGATTTCGTCGTATACGTTGAGTTTCTCTCTCTGGTTGTCCAAAGGAAGAGGGGGAATATCCTCTGTTGCGTAGCGATAAACACCAGATTGCGCTGTTGCAGCAGTATCAGATGAACCACCGTCTGCAGTTTCTTTTAGACTTGAACCAATGGGGGGAACAGAGTTTGTTCCGTTGCTGCCAAAAACGTCGGTTAATAAAAGGGCACTATCATAAACTTCGGCAACTGTTGCACGGAAAGCAGTAGAACCATACGTTCCAACATACACTTCGTTTCCAACAGTAAAGTTAGTTGAAGATTTTGAATAAACTTCGATATACGCTTTCCATGGTTGGGGTCTTCCAACAAAGAAATACATTCTGGTGCGCTCGGCACTGGTTTCACTTGGACCTTCTGTCAAGGATTCCAAGAATTGTTTAGCGTTAAAAATTCTAAACTTATCTGAGATAATAGCAGCCATTGGTTTTCTGTTCCGACGTAAGGTTTGTGCCTGAGTTATTTATATTTATACCGTTATTCATTAAATTGTAAACGGAATCAATTCTTCTGTGGCGTTAATGGAATTTGGTCCATTGTAGAGAGTACAACCAGTAAATTCGGTTGATGACTTTCCGGTATATTGAATTACAGTTCCACCACTGGTAAATAAGTATCCTTCACTTGGGAAGTATGTAGTATCTTGAACAACGATGTTTCCGCCAATAGTTCCGGTAGAAGAACTAATAGCAACTGGATTCTGAATTGATGGTGGCATCAAATTAAATTTAGCACCTGAGAGAGTATAACTAGATTTACCTCTTTCCTGGAAATCTTTTATAGTAAGTGCTCTAAAGTAAATATCAATTTCTGAAAGTGTTAATCCAGAAACACCTGCTGCTCCGTCATCAAATATACCCTCAAAATGTCCTATGGTATGACCAACATTGGTTTTAGTATAGTTTCCTATGTAATCTACATCAAGACCAAATACCGAGTTATTGATGTAGATTATAGTTCCATCACGTTTCACAACTCCGTAATCATCAAGTAGATTTACAAATCCATTCAGTCTAGTGCCAACTGGGTCGCTAATAAAGATACTCTCTTGATATCCATCAACTACACCACCAGGAGGTGGAGTTATGGATACTTCAGTTGCTGCTTTTTGGAGATCAAGTTGAGATTGAACAGATTGTAATGTGTTAATAATTTCTACATCTGAAGTAGTTGTAAAAGAAGATACAATATTAAATGTTGGTTCTAATTTATACCTAATTTGAGACTCAATTGCAGAAACAGACTCTACATTAAATTGTTTTTGAACTTCAACAACTATTTGCTTAGTGATAGTCTTGATATCAGCAGGCGGTGTTATAAACTGTTTCTGTGATGCGCCACCACTAGAAATTCCAGAAGCAATGTTGACTGTAACAAGTTGAGACTCGGACTCAACAATCGAGATACCCGCAGAAGCAACAGATACTGGATCGGGAACTTGTCTAATAAATGTGCCAGCGTTCCATGCTTGTGCAGAAGTATTATCAAGACCACGCTCAACCATTAAGAAACGATCATTTAACTTGCGTAGATAACGTACAATCTCTCCTCCAACCAGCAGGTATCCATTAGTACTAAACTTGCTTGTATCAGCAACGTAGATAATAGTATCTGTTGGAGATAGAGGTGCTTGTAGGAAGGATCCAGAAGCAAAGTAGTTAACATTATTGAGATAATTGTTCTCAACAATAGTCGTAAACTTATTGGTAATCTCCTTAGTTGCAGATATAGTAAGAGTAGACTCAGACTCGATGTCAACAATATATGGAGTCTCAACAAAGAAGTAAATTTCAGTGCTATTATGTTGCGTATCAATAGGTGCTACTTGATCATTCAGTTGTTTTTCTGTTCTGATTGTATCCAATCCACCAGTCAAATCCGAACTAACTTCTAGTGCAGCAGGATATATTTCAGCAGTAATAACTTTGTCAATATTGACAGGACTATCAACTAATGTTGACGAAAGAGATGTTACATCAACTGCTTCATTTCCTAAGATACTGACAGTGGAATATATAGAAAATCCAATTGACTGCTGTATGTTTATTTTGACATCGATTAAAGAAACACCAATATCAGTATCTTCTAATACATCATATCTTCTAGCGACAACAACTTTTGGTGCCTTAGTATATCCAGATCCACCTGTAATTAGTTCAACACTAATTACTTGACCTTTGCTTACAATTACTTGTGCTCTTGCACCACCACCATTGCCATCTTCTGATAAGAAGTTAATTATGGGTGGTGTATAATATTGATATGCAGTAGGTTGTGTAATTGGAGCATAACTGCGCTTATTCCAATCGAGTCTTACAACTGATCCATTTTCAACTACTGCGACAATAGAAAGTCCTTCACCTCTAGTGATACCACTATATGGTCCAATATTAACTTGTCCATAAAAAGAATTGGAAAGTTGTTCTCCTAGTCTCTGTTCTTTAGATGTAAGAACTGAAGGTAGTTCATTAATTTTTCTAAAACCTTCCTCACCTTCAACACGGATCAATGAACCATTTGAAATACTAACAAATGGATTTTTGTATGTCTTTCTCCAATAAGTTCCACGCCAGTTTTGATCAATACCTCTCAATAAAAGATTATTATCTTCATTTTTTTCATACGTTATGCTACTTCCAGCAAGTGTAAATGAAACGTCAGTGTTTAACGAATATCTTCCCTTAACAGCAAATGTTATTGGAATATTTTCAATCAATTCTGCTTTGTATCCAAAACATTCAAATGTCAGTGTAGATCCATTACTACGTGGAGTATTAATTTCTCCAATAATATTATAAGTACCATCTGGTCTGATTTGGAAAGCTTGAATAGGAGCTCCGCCTTGATTGCCCATCCATGCTCTCAATTCAAAAGCAGGAAGACCACTTGTAGTTTCCAATACTACTACAGAGTTTGCATAATATTGATCTACATTATAATCATATAGATTTAGAATTTGACCGACATCTCTACCATAAAGGTATCGCATGTCAACTTTCATTTGTTGTGTAACAGAAAATTCAAAGAAAATATTTGGTCCAGATACAGTATAAGAAATACCTTCTTTCTGTAATACTCCATCAACAAATACTAATAGATAATCTGGTTCTTCGATATTTGCAACCGTAAGGTCTTCTAGATCCAGAATAAGGAAAGGACCACTCCTTATATTATTAATCAAATTAGGATCGATGGTGAGTCTTTTGTAATTACCAACACCAATACCAATAATTTTTTCTACTGCTGTAGGTTCCCCAAGAGTTTTGGCACCTTCATATTGATCCCAAATTGGTGCTACATCAAACACTAATTTATTTGGAACAACAGTTTTATCAATATAATACGAATCATCACCAGGATAATTTGCATTATACTTAGTTTCTTGTAAAACAGCATTAATTGTAATTAAAAGATTTTCATCTTTTTCTGTGGATACTGCTGCTCCATCATCCCAATACATTTCAAACTCTTTTGTTTCTCCATCAACATAATCTGGAAGTGTTTTGTCTACGGAGATAGAATTTAATACATCATCTAAATTTTCATATAAAGAATTTACAGACGATATAACATCATTACATTCTTCTGCAGTTAATAAAGGGTCTCCAATAATATTGTAATTTGAATATGTTGGAGTAGTAGACCAATATCCAGATTTATTTTCATTCTGTTTTACCGATTCTACAACACCCGATCCATTCTCAATAATATCTTTTGTGATATCAATAAATGTATTAATCGATGATTCGACTTCTTGGCAATATGGGAACTGAGTATCTGCAGCAACCGTCGCATCTACAAAAGGTGCAATGCTAGTATATGTTCCAGCGCCAAGAGTATTTCTCATTGCCGAATTCATTAGAATCGCTAATTGATCCCATGCAGCAATAGCAGCAGTCGTTTCTGTTGATGATCTATTAATATACGTTAATTCTTCACCGTAAGGGTATCCTCTATTGGTATAATAAAGTTGAGCAAAATTAACCACTCTTTCATTACCACCAAATTTTAAATGGTATACAATATTATCAATTAAGAATCCAAGATCGCGATAGCATTTTGCTTTATCGCTAGAGGGAAGAGCATAATTTGCATAGACATATTCGCTAACTTCTTCCTGAAGATACAATTTATTGCCAGCAATTAAATTTCCTGCATCATAGAAAGTTCCGTTATTGATACCGCTTAGATAGAAAGTTGCGCTATCTACACCAGAGAATGATAAAGGAACACTCAAAGTGTCTCCTGGATTTACAGCAAACTGATCTCCTGGTTCTACACTACCAATACTAGTGGTCAATCCAAGATCATTACCACCTGTATTTCCATCTAAAGATGTGGTTCCTGCAGATGCTCCACCAGCACCAACACCAGAGTTAACTAATGCTGCTTTTGATAATGTAAGTTTTGATATACTATCAATGGAAACAATTTTTGTGTCTGGAGTAAATGCTCTACCAGAACTAATATGCATTCCGACAGCAAGATTGTCTGTGTTAGAAACCGTTACTGTTTTTGATCCTTGAATATATTCAACAGTTTCTTCAACAAAATCCCAATTCCTAATAGCAAGTTTTGCTAAATTAGTTGCATATTTGAATATATTAAGCGATTCTGTTTTGTTATCTGTAATATATGCAGATCCAGAAAAGAAAATGCTGGCATAATCAACAACTTTAGTATTACCACCAAATCGTAAATCATGACTATAAGAATCTAGGATATATCCAATATCAGTTTGGTAATCATCTAATTTTGTACTCCAATCTAAAGATCCATAAGATCCTTTACCATATCCAACAGATTCTTCTATGATAAACTGTTTGTTTCTTTCAATTTGATTTGCAGCATCAATCCATCTACCGTTTCTTTGATAGATGTTTCTAAGTTTTCTTAAATGTTTTGTGTTATATTGACTATCCTTAAAGTAAAAACTTCTACCAACAAACTTCATCCCAACATAAGGGGTTGTATCTGAAGAGTTGTTTCCTGTTAGTTTTACTCCATTACCAAGAGGAGGAGCAGAGAATACAATTGTATCTCCAGATACTGTATATGCTACTCCTGGTTCTTGAATGATACCGTCTAATGTGACAATAATACTTTTTTCATTAATTGGACTGAATGCAACTCCAAAGTTATCCAAGACTTGGAAAACTGTAGTCCCTTGCAATCTTCCATCTGTGTCATAATATCCATCAAATGGTGAAGCAAGAGTAAACTCAAATGCACGAGTTTCATTGAAGTTAAACTCTGATGTAGCGGCAGAACCCTGTCCTTTACGGATTCTGGTATTTTCAACTTTTTGAATTGTTTGTGTAGTTACTTGCTTGGTGCTTTGTACTGTAATTTGATTCTTTTCAGGATCCCATAGTTGAATAATACTAAAACTATCTGCTTTGCCAGTAGCAACAGGCATCACAGTATCTGCAGTTGTTTCTATATCAACTTGACCAAATAACTTAAATCCTGCAGGGTGTGTGGTAGATTTAATTAAATCTCTCCACTGTTCTATAGGTGTTTTTGATTTGACAACATAAGAATAGTCTTGATAAAAGAAACTATCAGTTAACTTTTGGTTTGCTACTCCCAATTTTCCTTTATCGGAAACATAGTATCCAAGGTTATCAAAGAAACTTGAAATATTAGTTTTGAATGAAGATACAAAAATACTTTTAATAGTTCCTGTTGCATTGGAAACAATTCCAACCAAAGAAACATTTTCTCGTATAATTCCTTGAATATTAGATAACTTAACTAAATTGGATCCATTTCTATACTCAGAAACTTTTGCACGAAGTACTTCAACACCATTGATTGTCTGAGTAACATATTCTCCATTCCTGAACTCCCCGCTAAAGTTAGTTAAAGATACTGTATACTGAGAAGTTACATCTGATGAAACTGTGTTATCTAAATGGTATGCTCCCCCATTATCAATAATTCTTACACTTTGTGGAATACCAATACTGCTACTCTCTCCGTATAATTCAATATCACCTTCAACAATTTTAATTGTTGGAGCATAAGTATAACCTTTTCCAGGACTTACAACTGTAATAGAAAACAGTCTTCCACTTTGTTGAACAACATCAAAAATAACACCAGAACCATCTGCATCCATAACAATTGCTTTTGGATTTACATAATCCGAACCAATGTTATCAATTCTTACTGATTGAATTGTTTTTGTTGCATCATCAAATAATACAGTGGCAGAACCTCTATAATTTAAAGTTGGATCTACACCAACAATCAAAGGAATTTTTTTATAATTTTCTCCAAGATTAACAATTTTAACATTATCAATTTCTCCAATAGCAAACTGACCAGATGTTGTGTAATTAATAGTTCCAGATCCATCCCACAATGGTGCATAAGGAACATCATAGACAAATCTATTTGGTGTTACGTAATTTAAAGTTTTTGTTCCCTGAAGTGGGTCATTAATAATTTTTAAAAATGCTCCATCGGAATTTACAATTTCGTTTTTATCAAAGTAGTAAAAATTGAGAAATTTTGTTCCTTTTTTGATAGTGTAATTATTCTGTGCTAATCTAGAACCAAATCCAAATTTAACTTCTGTATATGATCCAGTATTTCCTGGCAAAACAATAGAGGTAGTTTTTTCTTGTGTAATTAAGTTAAAACTCTTACTAGGACTTAGGTCAAAATATGTTCCTGTCAATGAAGAATGTGAAGTATCAAATACGTACTTGTAAAACTCTTGTATGTTAATATTTGGATTCGGTGTAAATGATACGTTATCTTCAGAAAATTCAAACTTATACTCTACATCACTAACAGAACTAATTGAAACTAGTCTCTCTGGGGAACTTGCATCAAAGAATGTTGTACTAATTGTTAACTCTTGCGCTACTCTTTTTTCAATAGAATACCCAAATACAATTGTCGCTTCTTGAGTTGAAGCATCATATGATTTGATGTATCCACTACCATTGTTATTGGTGATTTGATAATCTGCAGTAAAATTATAATTTGGTTTGTATAAAGATACCTCTGCTTCATTGTAATGATCTACTGCAGTTGTATTATCTTGTGCTCTAGAAACAGAAAGAATATTTCCATTGATCGCTGTGATTTGAACAATTTCAGAACCAATCGACAAGTAATCACCAACTGCAAATCCGTTTGTAGTTTTTAATGGAATACTACTAGAAGATAATGAAACACCAGCATGGTCAACATATACAGCAAGTCTAGAAGAACTTAGTGATCCTCCAGATCTCGCAAGTTGATCATCATCAACACCCAAATAATCACCTCTTTTATATCCACTACCACCGGTTTCAATTTGAATACTGTTAACAACTCCTGCACTGGAAACAGTAATTGATGCTGTAGCACCAGTTCCAGAACCTCCAGTAAGAGGAACTCCAGTATATGAACCTGATGTATAATCAGCTCCACCATTTAATATGGTAAATCTGCCAACACCGTTATACTCAATATTTGATTCGTTTTTTGGAGAATTGAAAATAACTGTTTGATACAGTCTTTTTCTTAAAAAGTAATTTTTAGTCTTAGATGCATCATCAGGAAAAATGCTAATAGAAACTTCATCGCCAATTGCTAAACCGTGATTCTCATCTGTCTCAATTAAACCAACACTTTGATTGACTTCAAATGGTTCTAAGTTATCGCTAAGAGATACTAGAGTTACAATTTTAGATCCAGAAGTATTGAATAAATTGTCAGACTGTAAAAAATAATCTTCGTCAACTATCCAAGTTCCTGTTAAAACTTTAATTTTTAATGTGTTTTGTCTGCTAGTTCCTTCTAAAATTTCGGCAGTAGCAATAGGAGGATTAATACCATCAGTTAAACTTAATGTAGCACCTTTAGTGTAATTACTATCTTGATCAATAGTAAGAATGAAAGTTTTAATATCTGCAGAGAAAGTTCCGGTATTGTTAAATGTTCCAATAACATTTTTAAGAACAATAATGTTATCATCTTTTACTGTTCCTACAATAGAGCCAGATGCTCCACTCGCCGGTTGCCTCAATACATCGTCAACAAACAAATATGCATTTTGAATAGTAGTTAGTTTTACTACCTTATCTTCTCTAGATTGCAAATAACTTACAGTTTCACCTTTAACAGAAGAAACCAATGCTTCGACATTTTTTCCTTCAGTACCAAAATTATCAAAGAATAATTTTGAGTTTATCGAAAAATTGCTAGATGATCTGTCAGTAGTAATACTATCTACAGTTCCTGAAGTAATTGCACCAATCTGTGCAATTAAACCTTCTCCATTACCTTGCATACCAGGACGATAAAACCTTTTGGAATTCTTAGGAACATCATTTTGATTGATGTCGGAATTATAATTGCTATTTACTGGTAGTGAATAATATTTGTCTCCTAAAACATACGGAAACTGTGGTACTTGATTGCTATCAATGGTCAGGAAATATGCATAAGTTCCTTCTGGAAAATCTGGAGTAATACAGAATCTTCCATTATTTTCATCCAAAGAACCACTCTTGTGATTATATTTGTAGTCATTGACAAAAGATCCCAATGCATAGTTTCTTTCAGCAGGTCCATTCTGACGATCTGATCTGATAGAATAACTAGAAGTCATTCTTTCAATGGATGATTGTGAATCTAAAGGATCTGAATGTCCAAATGGTCCGTAAATTGGGTTGCCATCATAAGCAAAACCTATGATAGGTGAATGAGTCTTAATTGTGGGTTCTGTATCTGCGCTGTTTAAGTTATCGTTAAGTGCGATTCTTAATGATTTTGGATTTGCAACCTGTCCATATCCATATTCTAGAACGTTATTATAATTTGCAAAAGAATATCCAAATTGTGTATCTAATTCTTCTTTTACCTTTTCAAATCTATTTTTAACCCATTCTTTCAGTAAAGGTGTCGCAGTTGCATCTTCGCCAACTGCAACAATTTGAACTTCAATATTTTTTTGTGTATAAAGAGTTCCACCAAAAACTTTATTCAGTTCAGTAATTTTTCCATCTGTATCAACAACAGAGGTATACTCAGCAAACCTACCTCTACCAACTTTGTCTCTTATTACTACAGTTGGTGGAGATGAATAGAATTTGCCGGGATCATCAATTACAATACTAGTTACTTCACCTCCTGTTATAACAGCAGTTGCTTTAGCACCTCTTCCTGAAGTAATTTCGACAGTTGGTGTTCTTAAGAAAGTGTCATTAGTATCAACTATGATACTATCAATAACATTGCCTGTTAAAAATGATCTTGCTTTATTCGGAAGACCATCAATTAATACAAAAGGTGGATTTACATAATTTCTGCCTCTTGTATTAACAAGAATTTGTTCTAGTTTACCAAAACGAATACTCTCTTCATCTTTATAACCATAAACAGGAACACCATTGAGAAGAATACCAACATCTCTATTTGGTGTTCTGTAGATTTCAGTGGTTGTTGCAGGAACTTTTCTTATGATTCTAAGAAGTTTCTGATCCAACATGGTTTCAGAAACTGTGCTACCATCAAAAATATTATATGATGGATAACTAGAACTTGTAATATAGTAATATTGATCATCTGCAAAAATAGCAGAGACATCTGTAGACACACCTGTTAGTGCATTTTGCACAGATGTATTAGTCGATGCACTAACGGATGCACCAGTTCCAAGAATCCATCTTGGTTGATTAGTTCCAGTCTGTACAATTCTAGGATCAGAGGTTTCAAATCCTGGATTTGAAATTTGTAATTTATCATCAGTAAATGAGTATGGTTGTTTATCTAATGGTAATGCATTATAAACAACACCAAGTGTCAATAATTTTACACTAGACCCTTTGATTATAACTGGTTTGTATACAGGAGTTCCTTGTGTGTGATTTACTGGAAGGTCTCCTCTATTTTTAATAATAAATTGAGTTATGTTTTTGTCATCAAACTCAATAACTTCTTCATCAATGAGGACACTACCTACAGATTCCCACCCTATAGTAGAAGCTACATCAATTCTACTTCCTGCTCCGGCAGAGTCAGTAAATGCTTTTTCTAATCTAGTTTTGGTTGATACATTAAACGATCCGTTTACTGTCTCTGGTGCTAATACAATATTCCAGATAACTTCATTATCTGACGTGCCATCTGGATATACGTTATCTACAGTAGCATCAGCATAAGGATACTCATCTGTCAATGCCTGAGTAATCTTCTTACCAATTAAATCTTTTGGGTTGCCTGATACAACTTTAACTTTTAAAGCATATACACTAATCCAATCAGATTCCGAAGATTTATACGTAAAATCTTTTGGGTTGTATACTTCTGGTTTGTTCTCAACCTCTTTTGCAATAATGGTGTTGAAAACAAACTTAATGGAACTAGTAGTTCCTTTTGATTTGTAAAACTTTTTAATGTTTTTGATAAGAGTTCTCTTATCAATATCACCTTTCAGATATTTTTCTGGAAAAGAACCTAGGTACTGACTCTCAAAGTTCTTAACTAATGCATATAAGAATAAATTACTGACATTATAAACAGTTGCACCAGATTGATGTGTAGATGCATCAGTACTGACAAAATCAGAGGAATCATATAGATCACCTAAAGTGGTATTACCACTTACACCTCTAGAACAATTCTGTAGTTGAGTACCGGTACGAGTTTCATAAAAAACAATCTCATTGTTTATTCTTACATACCCGTTCTTTGCTGGGAATGATTGAGCATCATTGAGAGTGATAGTATTGTCTGTACTAGAAATAGAACTAGCAAGAGTATTATTTTGTGTTAGAAGATTTTTTTCGTAAAAATCAATATCTGCATATTTTTGAATATTATTAATAATATCCAAAGTACCACCTTGTACTTCCTGTTGTTCATAATACTTCCGAACAAACTTACTAAAAAGTTCATATTCAGTAGTAATAAACTCAGGAAGCTGGGACTCAATCAGAGTAGAAATTCTTTTGGTCTTAACAGCAGCCATTTACTTTACTCTTTGTATGC